CACGCACGATTACAGCCTCTGGAAGCGGTTTAAGCGTCACCAATGGTGATGGTGTATCAGGTAACCCAACTGTTGCTCTGTCAGGTCTCTCAGCCGCGCTTGCAAGCGTGAGTGGTACTGGTTTGATCAACGTGGTGAGTGGTGCAACCGCAGGTAGCGTGAGCATCATCGGAACGGCTAATCAGATTAGCGTGGCTAATGGAAACGCTTCTGCTGGTAACCCAACAATAAGCTTGGCGAGCGACGCGGTGATGCCCGGTAACGCTGGCATGACCATCCCCAAAGGAACCACTGCTCAGCAACCAGCAGGCGCTGATGGTCAGTTCCGCTTTAACACCACTACATCGACCTTTGATGGCTACGCCGCAGGTTCTTGGAGGCAGTTCTCCCTCGCTGGTGGCGTTACTACTTTCAGCGCTGGCACAACTGGTTTAGCCCCTTCTGCGGCTACCTCTGGTGCTATCACGCTGTCTGGAACTTTGAACGTTGCAAGTGGCGGTACAGGTGCAAACTCTTTGTCTGGTTATCTGTTTGGCAATGGAACAAGCGCAGTTACTGCTGTAGCGACTATTCCTAATGCTGGACTGACAAACAGCTCAGTCACGATCAATGGAAGTTCTGTCAGCTTAGGTGGGTCGATTACGGTCACAGCTACTGCATCGAATGCTTTGTCTATAGGAACTGGCCTGTCAGGTACTTCCTACAACGGTTCAGCTCCAGTCACGATTGCGATTGATTCAACTGTTGCTACGCTGACTGGTTCACAGACCCTGACCAACAAGACGATCAGTGGCTCAACCAATACTCTGTCAAACATTGCCAACGCAAGCTTGACAAACTCGTCCTTGACGATTGGTACAACAACAATTTCTTTGGGCGGTTCTAGCGCTACGTTAGGTGGTTTGACTTCTGTTGCTGTCACGCAAGATCCAACAACTGCGCTTCAAGTTGCAACTAAGCAATACGTTGATACTTTGGTGTCTTCTGGCATCACGTATCACACACCAGTCAAGTACGAAGTTCCTGACTCAACAGGAAACTTAAATGCCACCTACAACAACGGTGCTTCTGGTGTTGGAGCTACGCTGACCAATGCAGGTACTTTGGTTGCTTTCACACCAGACGGTACAGTTGCTTCGGTCAATGACCGCATCTTGGTGTACAACCAGACCAACCAAGCTGAGAACGGTGTTTACGTTGTCACAACAGTTGGTAGTGGTTCAGTTGCTTGGGTTCTGACTCGTGCGTCTGACGCTGACACCTATGCCTTGAAGAGTCCTACAGGTTTAGGTAATGGAGATGCGTTCTTTATTACCTCTGGTGCTACAGGTGCAGGCGAGACTTATGTCTGCAACACCGTTGGTGTGATTACTTTTGGTACGACAGCGATCACCTTTGCTCAGATCTCAGCCTCACAGATTTACTCTGCTGGTACAGGTCTGACTCTCACGGGTACACAGTTCAGCATCACAAATACCGCTGTGACTGCGGCGTCCTATGGTTCTTCTACACAGGTCGGTACATTTACTGTCAACGCTCAAGGTCAACTGACCTCAGCGAGTAACACTACAGTCACCCCAGCGGTAGGTTCTATCACTGGTTTGGGGACAGGCGTAGCTACAGCTTTGGCGGTCAATGTAGGCTCTGCTGGCGCCTTTGTGACGTTCAATGGTGCGCTAGGTACACCAAGCTCTGGAACGCTGACAAACGTCTCTGGATTGCCCCTAACCACAGGCGTAACAGGTACACTACCAATTGCAAATGGTGGTACAAATTCAACCGCAACACCTACGGCTGGTGGTGCTAGTTATGGAACTGGAACTGCATTCGCTTTTACTGCGGCAGGTACGGCTGGTCAAGTATTAACATCGGCAGGAACGAGCGCACCAACATGGTCGGGCATCTCTGGCGGAACATTCTGATGCAAGCATATTTAATTCAAAATAAGCTCAACGGCAAGGGCTATATTGGGATCACAACACGATCTGTTGATCGTCGTTGGTATGAGCATCGTTTTGTTAAAAATAGCTGTGGCAAGTTGTTATCTAAGGCAATTCAGAAGCACGGTGAACAATCGTTTGAAATCACAGTCTTAGCTTCAGCCATTGATAATGTTGACAATTTAAAAGAGCTTGAAAAGCAATTGATTGTTCAACACAATACTGCCGTACCATTGGGATATAACTTGACAATTGGTGGCGATGGAGTATTTGGTTTTAAACATTCAAAAGAATCTGTTGAGCTAATGTCTAAAACAAGACGTGGCGCTAAAATGTCAGAGACTACTAAGCAAAAAATGCATGACGCTCATCTTGGCAAAAAGAATCATTTTTTTGGAAAGATTCATAGCGAAGAGACAAAGAAAAAGATTTCAGAGACAAAGCAAGGCTGTGCTGGCCCTTGGGCTGGCAAACCTAGAAGCGAAGAAACGCGACGCAAAATTTCTGAATCATTGAAAAAACGATTTGAACAAAGGGTCTAATCATGGCACAAGCTGGCTATACGCCTATCTCCCTCTATTATTCCACCACTGCGGCGGCTGTACCTACTGCTGGCAACCTCGCTTCAGGTGAGTTGGCAATTAACATCACAGACGGTAAGCTGTACTACAAGAACAACAGTGGCACAGTAACCTTGTTGGCTGGCTCTGGCGGTGGTGGCCCTGCCGCTGGATCAAATACGCAGATTCAGTTCAACAACAGCGGTGTATTCGGTGCTTCAGCTAACCTGACATGGGACGGCACAACACTTAGCTCCACGCAAGTCAACATCACAGGCCAAGGCACGTTGCGTCTTCAAGACACAACAGGTGGTGAGTATGTCGGCCTTCGTGCTCCAGCATCTTTGGGTGCAAGCTACACACTGACATGGCCTGCCGATGACGGCACAAGCGGTCAGGCTCTGATTACTGACGGCTCTGGCGCTCTGTCATGGTCTACATCGGCTTCTGGTGATGTGTACGGCCCAGCCTCGTCTACTGCAAACGGTATTGCTCTGTTTGATGGTACAACAGGTAAGTTGCTGAAAGACTCAGCGGCTACGGATGGTTTGATCTATGGTCTGACTGTTGGTCGTGGCGCGGGTGGTGTAGCATCTAATACTGCGGTTGGAGTTGATTCCCTTCGTGTCAACACAACAGGAAGTGGAAACACTTCAATTGGCTACGGAACTTTGTATGACAACATTGATGGTGTTAGAAACTCCGCACTTGGCGTTTCTGCTTTAGAAAACAACACCTCTGGTAGTTACAACACTGCGCTTGGGTATCAAGCGTTATTTACAACCACCACCACTTCTAACAGTACCGCTGTGGGTTATCAGGCTGGGGTAAACCAGACTGGCGGAAGAAACACATCAATTGGCATTTCCTCAGGAGCTGGTGTTGTTGGCTCTGCCACAACTTCGCAAAGCACGTTTGTCGGATTTAATGCTGGTGTTGGTGTAACAAGCGGTAGTTACCTTGTTTTTGTTGGTGACTCAGCGGGCGCCTCAAACACCAGCGGTTCGTACAACATTGCCATCGGACAGAATGCCAGCGCGCTCAACTTGTCTGGCAGTGGCAACGTGTCTGTTGGGGGTTTTGCGCTTCAGGCTAACTTGGCGTCTAACAACACCGCAGTGGGTTATCAGGCGGGGTATAACGTAACCACTGGTGGTGAAAACACTTTCCTTGGTCGTCAGAGCGGGTACAACGTCACCACTGGAACGCTAAACGCTTATATTGGCACTGCGGCTGGCCCCGGTAGCGGTAATGCAAGCACTGGAAGCTACAACGTTTCGCTTGGTTACGCAACGCTTGGCTCGTTGACTAGCGGCAACTACAATACAGCAATAGGCGCTAGCGCACTTCAATTTAACACCACAGCATCAAATAACACCGCAGTAGGTTATCAAGCAGGTTATAACGCTAGTTCAGGTACTTACAACGTATTCTTAGGTATTTATGCTGGTTACCAAAACGATACTGGAGCTAACAACGTCTACGTAGGAGGTGCGGCTGGGCCAAATGTTACGTCAGGCGCAACAGCTTCTAACAATGTTGGTATGGGACGTGAGGCTCTAGCCTCCATTACTTCAGGTGGTAGCAACACTGCTTTAGGTTATCGGGCGGCGTATAGCACAACCACTGACACTTCAGTAATTGCAATTGGTGCTAATGCGCTTTTTGAAAACACAACAGGCGGTGGCGGTTCGTACAACATTGCTATTGGTCAATCTGCTAGTTACTACGGCAATACAGACGCTTACTACAACATTGCAATCGGTGCGGCGGCAATGATTGGTACGTCTAATGCAAAGAGTGCTAGGTACAACACCGCTATTGGTAACCCAGTAGCCCCGCTTACAGCAAGTAGTTACACAATGGGGCTGATTACCTCTGGCTCATACAACACCGCCATTGGTAATAACTCAATGGGCAATTTAACAAGTGGCTCATATAACACCGCAATAGGTGTACAAGCACTTTTCACCAACTCTACTGGCAGTTCTAACACAATGCTTGGTAGATATGCA